CCTTTCCGCGTGCAACTTCAGCGTTGACAGCTGCTGACCACGCTCCCTTTTTAAGAGCTTCTTGTCTAATCTTACTGAGCTCTGCTATGTGTCTATCGTAAGTGACTTCGTATTTCTTTTGCCACTCCTCTCTCAAAGTTCCAATGTATTGTACTACGAGCGGGTATAGGGTTGGGTTCTGTAGTTTGCTTGCGTATTGTCTAGCCGAGTCTTTACTAAAACCTGCATCGATAGCACACTCTGTTGCTGTCTTCCTACCTTCGTTGGTAACAAGTTCGTATGCAAATCTCATCTGTTGCTCTGTTAATTTCTTTGGTAAACCCATACTTGATATATAGTACAACTTAGACTATATTGCAACTTATGTTTACTGGAAAGATATTAAGACAAGTATTAGATAAATTTATGAAAGGTGAAGTCGCTGGCAATGCACGTGTCCAAGTCCTCCTGCCAAATGGAGAATTTTATGACATCAATGGCATGAAACTCTTGCAAAATAAATTAATAGGTGTAAGGGAAAGTCATAGATTGGTCTTCACTGTAACTCCTGAAAAGTGGAAAATGGGAAAGGTAATTAAGAAGTTGTAGTAGTGAAACCAGAAAGAAAATTTTGGCATGAAATTAAAACGTTCGCTACTAAAAATAATTGCAAATTATCATTTACACGCTTGGAAAATAGCGCTGCATGGGGCACTCCTGATATACTGGGGTATAATAGTCATGGTCAGTTTTTCACTATAGAATTAAAAGTAACTCGAGGAAACTCAGTCCGCTTTTCTCCACATCAATTCTCATTTCATTTAACACATCCGAAGAATACATTTATTATGGTTAAGGCCCTCTCCCTTAACCAAGTAAAACTTTACGAGGGGAAGGTAATCAAGGAGCTTGATGCTTGCGGCTTGAAGCTTGAACCTTGCCGCTTGCAGCTTGATGCTTGCTGCTTGCATCTTGAACAGCTTGGGGCTTGACGCTTGCCGCTTGTTCCTCGACCTCAGCGTTTGCTTCTTCCAGCGTCATGTGTCTGAGTTTGAAGCCACGCTCTTTTAGCTCCTTTAATCTCTTGGGGTTCCAATACATTAATGCTTGCCATAGACAACGTTTTTAACTCTAGCGTCCCAGCAAGCCCGGCAGTCTCCGCATTCATTGTTTTGTTTCGGAGCGGGGCAGAAATGACCCTCACTCAAAAAAGTTTTATTTAAATCACTTGAGACTGTAGAAGTATTTTTCCATTCTTTTGGCAGCTTGTGCCTGGACTGGTCCACCATCGGAGCAGAGAACCTGATCACTAAATTTTTAGGACATAGAGGCAGGAAGGCCTTCACCCAGGCTTCACGTGTAGGCATCCAATGTTTCACCTTTGGAGTCATACCTGCAACAGCAAAGATCTTGAGTAGGTGTTCTTCGTCTTGTACGTCTCCTGAATCATGCCATCTAAACTCAACAGATTTTTTTGAATTAATTAAATAGGCCATTGCACCTGTCCACAGTGGTGACCGGATGGCCTTCAGTCTTCTGTATTGCGCAGCCTGCACAACTTTAAAAACATAGCAGCCTTTTAATGCATAACAATTGTAACAGGTGCTGCCTTCTACCTGCTGCAATTTTTTGCCTGTCTTGCATTCTTTAGCTGGTAGGCCATAGGACCATCCAGGCATTTTAGAAGGCTTGCTCAGGCCTCCGACTATTTGTAACGCTTCACTTGTTTTCATAATTCCTCCTATAAATTCCTATATCATCAAGCTTGTTACTTGTCAAGCTTGACGCTTGACGCTTTGATCAGCTGCCTACACTCGAGCACTTGAGCAGCTGATCCCAGATAAGTCAGATCGGCACGGCCGCTTTTTAAGCCTTTCCAACTTATCAGGGATCAGTTGGCAAGGACACCCGCAGGTGACTTCTCTCTGCTCTCTTTCAACAGAGCCAACTGATCCCAGGTCCTACAGCTAGTCCGGATCTTGCTAGCAATGGCTATAGGACCAGGGATCAGCACAGGTTGCATAGCTTTAATTCTAAGTTCAACCTGTACGTGCCCAGGCAGTTATTATCAAGGCTCATACCCAGGAGCCATCACCATTCGTTAGAATGGCAATTCTTCTTCTACCTTCCCATTTGTTTTCACCTCTTCAGTTAAAACTAAAGGTTTAGTTTCCTCCAGAAATTTTTCATCAACTTTCTGAAGGTGATAACTATAATCTTTGTTATCATTCAACTGATCATAAGCTAACAAATTTCTTGTAGCCTCATCCAAAGAAAATGATTTCTCCTTCATAATTGTGAACTTAACTTTTTCACCATACCATTTATCTTTTCGGATGATGAAGTATTTTTGCTCTGACATATATTTCTCCTTTTTTTATATTAGGAGTATATAGGAGAAATAAGGCAGAAATAAGGCAAGACTAAAAATAAATTTGTGGATAACTTAAATTATTTTCTTGACGTATCCCAATTTATCCTATACAATAGGGGTGGGAGGTCGGGAATAATATATCTGAATATATAGTTTAGAATGATTCTAAACTGGAATTTTTTGATTGACAGGTTATTAGATATAGGATAGTCTGGGACATAGAAAGGAAAAAACACTATGAGTAAAACAATGACTAAATATCAGCTTGAACACTTTAAAAATAAGGTCAAGCGTCAGTTTAACCCAATGATTGAAGAGCAAGAGTTATTGGTTAAACAATTTAAAACTGAAGCAACTGACAAAGCTGTTTCAAAGCTGGCTAAAAAGATTGGTGCAGAAAAAATAATCAATCAGTTTAGACAAGCAGAAAAAATGTTAAAGGAAGCTAGAGCAACAGCTCTAACATTTTTTGAGAAGAAAAAACCAAAGGATCAAGAGCTTCATTATAAATTTACTGAACGTAATTCTTATAGGAGTGAAGAGTTATCTCTTGAAGATTGCGAAGACCAATTAAGAACGTGGGCTTCCGAACTTGCTCAACGTGAGATTGAGAGAAGACCTGAAGGTATGAAACTTAAACAACTTAAAGAACTTAAAACAAAAGCTCTTGATGTTGTTATGGAAAGTGGAACGCCAGATAGTTTGGCTATCGCACTTGACCAAGTATCTAAAAAGATTGGGTTAAGGTGGAACCAAGATTTACAGGCACTCCCAAACTTTAAACAATAAAGGGGTTGACAGGCTATCCTATTTAGTATAGGATAGCCTTATTATGAAAGATATAATTAAAACAATAGAAGACAACACAGACTTTATAGTTTCATGGAAAGCTATAAAATATAATAAAACAATATTCCGAGTCGGCAACTTAAACAAAGAGGGTTGCAGAGTTTGGGAAAAAGACGGCAAGAAATATATGTGCTTCTGGGATACGGTTTTGGAAAGATATACGACTTGCATTAATCCAATGATAAGTTGGAAGAAAGAGAGGAACTAATGAACGACGGCTTTTTAAAAGTAACATTCTGGGTATTATTAATAATATGCTCAGGGCTAGGGATGGCGCTGGTACCAACGTATCCAGCAACAGGAATGATTGTAGCCTTCGGATGTTTTTTAGTAATGGCTTTAGACGTTGCTAGACAATTTATAGATTAGGGGTTGACAATGATAGATTTATCCTATATGATATGGGATATGAAAACAGAAGAAAGAAGAAACAGATTCACAGGGCAACGTGAATTTCTAACGAAGGAAGAAGCTGACATACATGACAGCGTATTTGTTCACGAGGCGTTAGAGCAGTGGACCGAGATGCAGAAGGCTTTGGATAAGTTTAGTCGTCTTAATCCAAAAGCGTACATGACTTTGTTAGATTAACGCATAGGTTGTGGCGCGGCTAACTCAACGCGTGGGCTGGCGCCACAATCAACCACAGGTTGTGCGCGGGGCATAGAGGTACCAGGACCATCACCACTTTTGAAATTTTTTAAAAAACCCTTTTCTTTTTTTACAAAAAGGGGTCCCAGAGCAAAGACTTTATGCTAGGTTTTTTAAATAGATAGTGATAAAATACTTTGCAAGGTTTCAAAATCAACCTCTAAAAATTTTGCAGAAAATTTTTTTGAAATGAAAATAGATAAAGAAAAATTAAAAAACATAGATAAGCTACCTGCAGATGTAAGACGTGAGCTAGCTTTACTGATGAATAAGCATGATCAAAAAGTAAAAGAGTCTAAGATTAGAGACGACTTCTTAAGCTTTGTAAAACATGTATGGCCAGATTTTATCGAGGGTAAACATCACAAAGAAATTGCTGACAAGTTTAATAAACTAGCTGCTGGTAAAATTAAAAGACTAATTATCAATATGCCACCAAGGCATACTAAATCTGAATTTGGATCTTATCTGCTTCCTGCATGGATGGTAGGAAAGAATCCTAAACTAAAAATTATCCAATCCACAAACACGACCGAATTATCCGTGCGGTTTGGTCGTAAAGCCAAAGCTCTGATTGATTCTCCTGAGTATCAAGAAGTGTTTAAAACAAGACTCAAGGAAGATTCACAAGCTGCCGGCAAGTGGGAAACCGCCCAAGGAGGTGAGTATTATGCGGCAGGTGTGGGTTCGGCAATTACAGGAAGAGGTGCAGACCTTTTGATAATTGACGATCCCCACACTGAACAAGACGCTATGAATTCCCAAGCACTAGAAAGAACATTCGAATGGTATACGTCAGGTCCTAGACAACGTCTTCAACCTGGTGGATCAATCTTGTTGATTATGACAAGATGGAATGAAAAAGATCTGACAGGTAAATTACTTTCTGCACAAAAAGAAGTTAAGGCTGATCAATGGGAGCTGATTGAGTTCCCTGCTATTATGCCATCAGGTAAACCTGTTTGGCCAGAGTATTGGAGCAAAAAAGATCTAGAAGGCGTTAAGGCCTCGATTCCTGGTTCAAAGTGGAATGCTCAGTATATGCAAAAGCCTACTTCAGAAGAAGGAGCTTTGATCAAAAGAGAATGGTGGCAAGACTGGGAACACGAAGAGATGCCAGTCCTAGAGCACGTCATACAATCTTACGATACAGCTTTCATGAAAAAACAAACAGCAGACTTCAGTGCGATAACGACATGGGGAGTCTTTCGTCCATCGGAAGATGATCCACCAAATTTAATTTTAGTAGATTCAATTAAAGGCAGGTATGAGTTTCCAGAGTTGCGTAGGATCGCGCTTGAACAATACGGCTACTGGAATCCAGAAACTGTTATAATCGAGAGTAAGGCCTCAGGGCTTCCGCTAACTTATGAGTTGCGTAAGATGGGAATTCCTGTTATAAATTTTACACCTAGTAAAGGCAACGATAAGCACACTAGGGTTAACTCGGTATCACCTCTGTTTGAGAGTGGCCGAATATGGGCGCCCAAAGAAATGGAGTTTGCACAGGACGTCATTGAAGAATGTGCAGCATTTCCATTTGGAGATCATGACGACTTGGTCGATAGTATGACCCAAGCTGTGATGAGATTCAGGCAAGGAGGCTTAGTAGAGCACCCTGAAGATTATAAGGATGAACTACTGCCAAAACGAGAAAAGGTGTATTATTAATGGAATACGAGACATACGCAGACGTAATTGACGCTTACAATTCTGGTGTAGGAGTTGAGGGCGGAGAGTCCTTGACGGAATACATAAAAAGGAATAATATAAAAATAATGGAAATCGACATGGATCCCCTTGGCGATTTGGAAAACATTTTAAAAGGAAGCAAACCTATGGAAAAAGAGGGAATTGAAACTATTCAACTAGCATCAGGCAACAAGAACATGAATATTAGCATTGAAGAAGTTGTCAAAGAATTTATTAAAAAGAAAAATCGTAAACCTAGATCAATCGAAGAGATAAAAGAATTTTACATGAATGAAATGGGAACTGCTTCTATGGGTGCTGGCAACGATGACAATGCATCAATGAAGGCAAAATACGAGCCAGGTAAATATTCTGATGATGAAATTCAAATGTACGAACAGTACAAATATGACATGAACGAGCAAAGACCAGGATTCCCTATTATGGAAATAGATGATTTCTTAAGAATGGAATATGGTCAAGCTAGAGTTGACGTAGCTTCTGGAGGATTACCGGCTATCCTAGGAGTTTAACATGAAGATCGCTGATTATGGGAAGGCGATAACTTCG